TTTAAGTTAAAATTTTACTAAAATAATATATTTAAACTTAATCAAAATCCACTAATAATTTTTTAACTAAACCTCCGACTTTAGAATCATCTTTGATATAATCTTTTTGTGTTTCTACAGTATGTCCCATATTTTCCGCGGTTTCTTTCATTTCCTGAGCTTTATCTCCGAATTTATGAGTAATATAAATATGTCTTAACATACTACTTCCGATTTTCTTACTGAAAACTTTATTTAAAATTCTAGTAATACTATTGACACTTTCCAGAGGTTTTCCCTCATAATCTCTTAAGAAGATTTCAGGAGTTTTTTTTAGACCTCCAGTATATTTAAGATAAAGTTTAAGTAAAGGTTTCAGTTCATCTGATATTTTAATGGTTTTTTGTCCGTATTTTTTAGAGGTTTTATAGACATTAAAGATAAAGGATTCACCATCAATATAATTTACATCTGCCGGAAGTTTTGGGAGGTAGGTTTTAATTTTCATCATTTTCTGATAATCCATATTTCTTCTAGGTTCTTGATAAATATATAATCCAGCTACTAAAGCGTTTAATAATTCATTATATTGAGTTTTTGTTAAGGTTTTACCTTTGAAACCTAAAACTTTATTTTCTAAATCCTTGAAATCCTTAAGGACATCATCCCATTTTTTCCAATTTTTAGATTGAGTTTCGCTTAGTTCAGTAGTAGGTTTTTTTTTAATTTCATTATTGACTTCTAACATCAAATTATGATACTTTTTATAAAGAGGACTATCTTTTTCTAAAACTCCAAGAACTGAAACAATAGAAATTAAATAACTTCTTCGGGTATTATCTTTTTTATCTTTGATTTTTTCTAAAATTATCTCAGGTTTTTTTAGAAAAGTTAAATTTTTAATAGGCTTGCTGTCATTAAGTTTTTCTAAATTTCTAAGATACATTTTAACGGAACTTTCAGAAAGTCCCTTTTCTTGTAATTTTTCTTTTAGATTTTCCATATATTAACCTTAGATATTTTAATTAAAATATCTAAAGTTGAAGTTAAGAAAGGTAAATTTTTAATCTAACTTTTAATATATGTTCTCAAATAGACCTCCTGTAAATAGTAATTATATGGTTGAACCAAACCATATCTATTTTGATTTTAACGTGGTAAATAATGATACTACCGGAACACTAGCACCTCCAAATTTAATTTTTACTGAGACAAGAAACAACCCAATTATTAACAGTGCCAAAGATTATTATATGACGGTAGTCCGCTTTTACGTTGAAACTCCAACCTTACCATCAATGATTCCCCAAGCTCAAATCGGACAACTTAACCCTAACGTTTTAATTTATAATGTTAATTTAGCTTATTCTTATGGTGGTGTTCTTTATGAAAGTCAAACTCCTTTAATTTTCATTCCTCAAAATCTTAATGCTCCAAATCCAACTCCTCCTATAGTTCAACAAGATTTAACTTCAGAGTATTATTTTATTTACAATTTCCAACATTTCGTCTTAATGTTAAATAATGCTTTACAAACGGCTTTTACTTCTCTTAACGCTCAAGTAGTAGGCGCAGGTGGAACTCTTCCCTCTGCTTTAGCTCCTTTTATGGAATTTAATCCTACAACTGCTGAATATACTCTTAATGCGGACGTTTTAGGATATGATTCTGATTTATCTATCACTTCATCCATTTACATTTATTTTAATTCTCCTCTTTATACTCTTTTCAGTTCTCTAGAAAGTAGAAATAATGGATATGGTTCAAATATTACTAACGGGAAAAACTTCCAACTTGTAGTTAGAAACATTAATAACGGCTCAAATATTTATACTCCAACTGCTCCGGCTCCTTCTTTTTATCAAAGTTATGGAGAATATCCAACCAGTCCTTTATGGTGTCCTATTGCTTCAATAGTTTTCCAAGCTTCACTAGTTCCATTAGTTCCGGAACAACAAAGCACGCCATTAGTATTTAATAGTGATGTTTTATTTGGAGCGGGAGGAAATAACTCTAGCATTGGAAATGTTTTAACAGATTTACAAGTATATTTAACTACAGGTCAGGAATATAAACCTTTAATCCAATATTCACCTACAGCAGAATATCGTCTAGTTGATTTAATAGGTGATAATCCTATTCAAAGTATAGAAATTGCTTGTTTTTGGAAAGATAAATTTGGAAATCTTCATCCTTTCCAACTTGCTTCAGGATGTTATTCCAGTATGAAAATTTTATTTAGAAAAAAACTTTATCCTGAAGTAGAAAAAAACTATAGAGAATAAAAAAATATCTAGTAAATTAAAAATGTTTAAGATAAAATATAAAAATTTTTTATCTTAAATAATTTATATACAATGTCTCAAGATTTCCGTAAAGTTTTAGTTTTAGATGACCGTCTTAGAGTAAAATCTGATGTAGATTTTGCCGTTTTTAAAGGCGCTTCTAGTAAAGTTGAGAGTGAATTCCAATCTACTTCCGCCTCTGCTTCTCAAGTGTCCTTTAATATCCAAGTTCCTTCTGAACTTACCATTATTGATAGAGAGGTTATCCTTCAGGGAACTGTTCGTCTTCAAGTTGTCGGTGTAGCTCAAGCCGGTGAGTATCTCGTAGATTATGGAAACGGACACGCTTTATGTCCTTTCCCTCTTCAATCCTTATTCACTACTTCTCAAGCTACCATCAATAATAACAGTGTCTCACAAAATACCGCTGATGTTATCAGTTCTATTACTCGTTTCCACGACAGACGATATTTAGCTCGTTATAATGGAATGACCCCTACCGCTTATGATACCTACCAAAATTATTCAGATGCTGTCAATGCTAACAACAACCCTAACGGCTCATACAACAACCCAACTGATAACGACTTAATGCCTCGTGGTGCCTTCCCCGTTTCTATTACAGGTAATACAATCGGTGATGGTGTCTCAACTAAAACGGTTGTAATCACTTACACCGTCCGCGAACCTCTCCTTTTATCTCCTTTCCTTTACTGCGACCCTGAAAAAGAAAACCAAGGTTTCTATGGTATCCAAAACTTAAACTTTATCTTTAACATTGGAAACGTCCAAAATATCCTCCGTGGTGTTAATAATTCCGTAGCTGGTTGTGCTTTCCAACTCTTAAACGTGGCAAATTCTGATTTCTTAATGTATATGAATTTCCTCACTGCTCCTAATTCAGTGCTTTTACCTCCCCGCAACGTTGTTCCTTACTACGAACTCCCTCGTTATAAAACAACTATCCCCGATGTTGCTACTGGCGCTACTGCTACTGTTCCCTCTCAATCCATTCAACTTAACCAAGTGCCTGATAAACTTATTATCTTCGTCCGAAAACAAAATAGAACTTTCTCTGATACTGATTCTTATTTACCCATTAATAATATTTCTATTAACTTCAATAACGTTTCTGGTCTTCTTTCCTCTTCTCGGCAACACGACCTCTGGAAAATGTCTGTTAAATCCGGTTCCAATCAAAGCTGGCTAGAATTCTCAGGACAGGCCAACTCTCATACTGGTGCTTATGCTGGAAACGCTCAACCTATTAATACTTCAGGTTCTCTTCTTGTGCTTGATTTTGCTAGGGAAGTTCCTCTCAGTGAAGAATACTACGCTCCTTCTTCTCTCGGTCAATTCCAATTACAATTCCAACTTAACGTTTCCAATAACACCGGCGCAAATATTAACTCCGGAAATCCTTATGAATTAGTTATCATCACTATGAACTCAGGTGTCTTTGTTTGTGAAAGAGGAACCTCCGCTACTTATACCGCTGTTCTCACTAAACAAGATGTGCTCGATGCTTCTCAAGATGAATCCGCTCGTATGTCTTATTCTTCAGCTCGTCGTTTAATTGGTGGTAAAGTTGATGTAATGGGAATGCTTAAAGGTGCTCTTCCAACTGGTGCTAAAGTGGCTAAAGCTCTTTTAGAACAATCCTCAAATCCTTACGCTAAGACTGCTGTAAAAGTTCTCGGTGCTCTTGGATATGGTTATGAAGGAGACGGACGGTCTGGAGGTGGTGTTGGTTTAGGTCATTCCGGAGGTGGTGTTGGTTTAGGTCGTTCCGGTGGTCGTATGGCTTCTCATTTAATGTAAAAATCTAAAATTAATTAAGATAAATTTAAATATTTTTATCTTAAGTAATTTATATAACAATGTCTTCTAAATCATCTGGAAATTGGTATTTAGTAGCTACTGCTACTGCTACACTTGACGATGTAAATGTTGTATCTGTGAATTTTCCTAATAACATTTTGCCTAAAGTTGGGGATAAAATAACTACAAATTATGACACATTAAATACTGCTACTCCCTTTACTGCTCTTTTAAGTCCAGGACCCATTGTCGTATGTGAATTACAAGGAGAAGCTGGCTCTGATTCAGTAATTGAAGTAAATCTTTGGAGACAAATGTCTTAAGATTACTTTCTTAAAAAAATTTATGTAAAAATATATATTACATTAAAAATTATATAAGGCTTATTATATAATATTTAATGGCTGGTTATACTACACCATACGGAGAAGATATCCGAAGTCTTACTCAAAAATTTAATAAAAGATATGTTGAATATTACGATGATATGGAAAGTATCCCTTTTTCATTTCAAGGTTTATCTTCTACCTCTCTCAGTAAAAACCCTACCACTTATTTTTCAGGTGCGGTT